TTAGATTTTATCATTATATTAATTGATAATGATAATAATTATAAATCCATGATGTGTTTTTTGCAACTATTTCTTCTTTCTCATATTGCAAATCTGAACCATCTGTCGAAAAAGGAGTGCAATCTATAAAGTTGTGTATTTTTCTAGCGGGTTTTGCTTTACCTTTTGTATATTGAATAACCTGAATATCAGCCTTAAGAGAAGGTACCCCGGGAATCATTGCATTGCCTCTATATCCGCATGCTATTATCCACGGTTTAATTAGTCCGTCCACAATGTCTATATTTGTTTCCAATAGTTTTATAGAAATCTCTCTCTTGTTTCCGGAAGACCTATTTTTGATTACGCTAGACTGCAAAAAACAATTATCACCATCCATGTTTATTGTTTCCATGTCTAGTGATTCACCGGGCAATTCTACTCTCTGCGCAAAATAAAGACCCAGACCTTCCTCTCTGGGATTGGTTCTGGGTCCTAAAAATTTTTCAAAATGAGAAAATCTAGTTGCATTCCTCAATTGAGAATGATCTATAGAGAAAAACCTAGAAATTTCATTAAAAAATTCAAATAAATCACTTTTTGGCAGTATCCTAACCACCCATTGTGTCTGTAAAGGGACATCTAGTTCCCAGACACCTATATTACTTAAGAAATGTTCTCTGGGTGAATATATACCTTCTGCCATTTATATTAGTTATGACAAGAATGCATTAATATTCGGGAAAGCATTAGATAAATTATTCAAAACAAATTCACCCGGACGCTTCTCTTCGAAGAAATGATAAGCAAATGTTACATCAAAAGTCTTTACACTGCCAGTACCTTCAGCTATTTCATACGACATTTCGCCAACGTTTCTGATAGAAGCGCCAAATAATGTGTATTGCATGACGGGATTAAGCTTTTTATCTAATTGCAATAGCTCAATATAGTTTGTTCTATCAGGAGTATTGTATGTACCAGTACTAGTAGCATCGTTGAACACAGCACGTGACTCGGCAATGAATCTTTCTCTAATTAAAGAATTTGCATCACAATAAAAAGTTAATTGAAAAGCATCAGAACCAGGATATGTTGCAATAGTGGGGATGTTAAAATTCATCCCCATATATTTAACTGCTTCATTTTCAATGTTTCTGCCAGGTAAAGCAGCTGTTTTTACATATACCAGCTCTTCTTCACCTAGGAACATTGTTCCGGTGCGGATCATCATCACGCGAAATAGATAGTCACGTGCGAAGTCCGCTACCGAAGCTCTGTCATAAAAACCTCTAATTGTTTGTGTTGTGTCTGCCATATACTTATTTATGGTTTAATTTTATTAGAGACGAGGACCACTTACTAATTCATTGAAGCTAGCGCCGGTTCTAGTCGCAATAAAATTCACTAAAATGAATTCTGATGCTCTAATAGGCTTGATATAGATATCAACAACTAATTCATTGCTATCAATAGATTCAGGAGTATTGTTTCTCTTATCAGATACGATCATATAATCAGCAACACCTTCTGTAGATTTTGCAAAATTGAATATTGGATTCAATGCATTTACTAATCGAGTACGTGTAAATGTTGTATTTGGTTCAAATACAAAGTATTTTACAGTTTTCTTTGTTGCTTTTTCTAGGTATAAGAACAATCTTCTTACATTGATACGATCGAATGTACTTGGTTGACGCTGCATTGTCTTTTGGCCGAAAATAGTAATGCCATCACCAGGGAAGAATGCTACTGGATTAATGGAAATTTTGTATAGTTGATCTCTTTCTTTTTGCTTTGGTGTTACTGCCAACTCAAGGACATTGCGAACACGACCACGTGTGAAGCCTGCTGGTGCATACCATGGATAGAAATTAGAATCAGTATTAGCAAAACTTGCTGCGGCAAAGCTTGAGAAAGGTATCCAAACATTCAATCCCGCAACGGAATCATAGATCTTTGCCCAGTTTCCATAAGTACAGGAGTAATTTGAATTTGCTAATTCAAATAAATGCTTCAATGACGTATAAATGTCACGAGAAAATGAATTATTTGCATTAGGTAATACCTTACTATTCTCTCCTTTAACAAATATTTGACGCAAAGGATCAGCTATGAACATACAATCTTTTCTAGATTGCGAACAGAATGTATCAAAACGTTGGTAAATTGTATTATACAATGCTCTTAAATCTTTTGTTACATCGGTTGGTGATTGATAATCACCTGCAGTCTTTAATAAAGATAAACCTTCTGCAAAATTATCAGAAACAACTGTATCATCAAAGTAAGTAACTTTGTTTGCACAGCATGTTGTGAATATTGTGCCTAATCCGCCTTCGACAACCAAATCTAGATCAAATAATTCATCATTTTCTACTTTATATAATGCATTTTCAATCTTAGCTGGCAGGTTACCAACTTCTTTTGTCTTAATATTGAGGCTGGTATATGGCCCTGTTGCATACAATGCATCAGTAGTAATCATGGAACTAGATAATGCTACATAATCAAGATAGTAACCACCGAAACGACTGCCTTGTTTATTGTCACTTGCTAATGCTTTTAATGCTGAATTAGTGTATAGACGAACTTTTTTATTGGGTACGCCTACTGCATTTAACCAGGTATCACCACCACGGTTGGTAATATTGTCATTTACAATAATTTTAACAGCTCTGCTTTCTTTTTGTGGTGCAGAAATGAAGTAAGATACTGCGTCACCACCATTAAGATCTTGAATCTTGCGATTAAAATCTAATGAACCAATATGATTTCGCTCTAATACATAATCCATCTTGATAGCATCTGGTGTGTAAATCGAACGACGCAGCTTATAGATGCTAATAGATAGCGTATCATCGAACTTCTCTGATGTAGAATCAGGGAAATTATAGAATGTTCTTTCAAGATTGAACGAAATATTGGAATCATCTCGTACAATACCCGCATCAGACCCACCTGATAAAGCAAAATTTAATCTCTCATTTGGTATTTGTGTGAATCCCGCACCATATAATCCGGTAGATGGTGCAGTTTGTGTTACAGTATAAGCACGAACAATACTGTCATGATCTGTAGTAGGCTCTGCATTGGTATTATCAGTGATAGCGGCATAATACCCTTCAGCTTGTGCTTCTGTTACTGTTTGCCCTTTATTGAGAAGAATCAAACCCGCCTTACCGAAATCAGCAATTGAATTAATTGCTGTGATATCTGCTGATGTTAATGACCAATTAAATGCGGTACCTTCAATAACTGCATTGTATTGATCAAGTGTCAATTCGAAAAATTTGGGTGCACCCAGTACGTAAGTACCTGCAGATACGGCGATATTGTTTGTTTTGGTTACTTCACCTGCGGAGAAAAAGGCTGATTTTAATTCAGTTGCTGCAGTTACAGAAGCAACTGTGGAAGATAAGAGTCCATTGACTAATGTAGTATATTCCTCATCTGTCAATTTTGCATATGTCATATCTTCAAACGCGATGCCATTAGCTGATAAATGAAGGAAATCTGGTTCTTCGAAAGAAGTGGTTGCGACTGTCAATACATCAGTTCCGCCCAGATCAAAAGCTGATGCAGGTACTGATTTTGTGGCGCGCCACACAACTACATTGTTATCAGTTTCTAGAGTAACTACTGGGTAAACTAACGCACCATAGGTTGATCCATACCCATAACCAGCACCAGGACCATAAGGCAAACGATTTACATACAGAGATGCATTTGAATCTGTGATAATTTGTCTTGCAGAATGATAAAAATAACGTTCTGCTGGTGTAGCAGGTATACCGTAAATTTGTTCAAGTTCTTGAATGGATGTTACTTGAATTACTTCATCTGTAGGCCCACGTTGGGCAAACCCAGCTAAAAATACATTGGTTCCGGCTGGTTGAAATGCTACTTGTGAAATGTCAATCTCACGAATTTCAACACCAGGTGACTGAATAGTTCTCATATAGGACTTATTTATACTTTTTTTGAGTCCTTTTTTATACTAAGAGACAATATAGTTCAGAGAAAGCAAATGTAAATGATGATTCTATTTCATTGGATTGTCTGTAGGAATATGATATACCATCAAGCAATGTGGGGAATGCATTTTTATAAATCCATTTTATAACATCATTATTAAATTCGTCCTTACCTACTACAGTAATATCCGTACTATATTCGCCCAATAGCCCAGAAATATCAGTAATATCATTACATCTTAAAGAAGTTGCATATGTTCCTTCTTGTGCTTCTCTCAAAGCATTGAGCCATGTGTAAATTACCCAATAATTATTAAACATATTATCAACTGTGAAGCTAACCTTCAATGGATCATACTTAGGATGTGTATGTGATGTGATACTAAACGGCGATCCGCTATAATTTAAATCAACAGAAGGTACATTAATAGCAGGTACTACAGCACCATATACAGAAAATGCCATTGTATCTAGCGATATGGATGTATTTTTGCGTTCAAATCTCTTATTAATGTTTCTTAATATGGGAGGTATATCAAAAAACATTTGAAACTTATCTCCTAATGCTTTGTTTAGGATTGCTTGATCATTAGAAGTTGTGTGATTGCCTATCATTTTTTATTCAATTGGTTGTGTTTCTGGTTTTACCCAATTCTTCGGCATTAAAAAATTAGCTCTGCTGAATTCTAGTCGATCAATAAACTTTACACCATTTTGATCTTGATCAAATGCAACATAACCTTCAGGGTTTGTGACCTTAATATCACCATTAGGCATTATCAAGAATGTTCCCATCATAGCACCTTGCATGATTGAATTGTATTTTTGTATAAAAATATCTTTAATTTGCTTTACATCTCTGATATAGTTAAACAAATGCAAAATAGTATCAGCGTGCCGCTCTAGAAGTTTAGTCATTTCATTTTTAGCTGCTATTTTAGATTCTTTTCTTTTAGCTTTTTCTATTTCTTTGTCTAGACGGGCGCCAACCCATTGTATGAATTCATTCAATGAATAGCGAAGATCATTTAAAAATTCACCTTCTTTAATTTTCGTGTTTAAAAATATGTTTACTAAGTCAGCGACCTTCCCATTTATGAAAGAGAAATTTATTAAATTGATATGAGTTTCAGCATTTTGTAATGTTCTTCTTACAAAATTTGTTTCTTCTTCAGTTAAACTAATAGTACCGGCTTTATTTTCAAATAATGCATCTATGATATATGCTG